GGGGGGACCGAAGTCCCCTACCTAATTAAGCTTTCGTATATTCTACGATAACTCTAGCAGCACCACCTGTAAGGTCGTCTACTGTACCTGCCACAGTTAATTCACCTGCGTTAGCACCGATAGAAGCACCTACAAGAGCACCTGAGCCATCAATAACAGAACCTACATCAGCAGCATCTTCGATGCTACCATCAGCTAGGTTAACTGCTGTTAATAAGCCGTCATTGTCAATCTCTGTACCATTAGATTGCTGTAAACCTACAGTTAAATCTGTTGTACCAGATGTTGAAGTCCACGCTGCATCGACAATAAATTTAGCAGAAATAATTCTTGCATTAGCAGGAATAGAATAATTTAACGCTGATGAATCGTTATCAGGTAAATCATCATATGTGAATTCCCACTCTACTGTCTTCACAGAGTTTTTAGTACCATATTCACCACCATACTTAGCAGTGGTTTCTCTAGGACCATAGTGATTAACTACTCCTAGACCTGCACTATTTTCATAAGCCATGAGTAATCTCCTTAGAAGTTAGTTGGATGAGTTAAAATTACACCCAATGTGTCAACACGTTGAGCACCTAGACCAAAGCGTGAAGTTACTTGGAACTTGTCAGCTCTTTCTTCGTTGTCTCTCCAACCTTCTGTTTGAGGAGCACGTCTCCATGCATGCATAATTGGCTTACATGTATCATCAGCCACACACATAAAGATGTTTGCTTTATCTCCAACAGCAGCTGTTTCAGATGTTAAACCATATGAAGATGCATTGATTGCTTCTGCTGCAGTTAATGTTGGTAAGAAGTTAGAAGTATAAACGTCCCAACCAAAAATGTTTCTTACGAATTTATGATCACGAGCAAAACCTTCTGTAACCATACCTTCAAACATTGGGTTGTTAGAAACGTTAACTAAGTTTGTTAAGCTGTTTAATGTAGCTTCAACAACTGGATCAACTACAGCAATACGTCCACCTGCAGGTACATTAGCTTTATCAAAAGCTAATTTCATTGAGATGAAGTCTTGTAATGTAATTGTTCTAGCGTTAGAAGCAGCAGAACCTACCCAACGGTGAGGTCTACCGTTAACTAAGTTAAGGTTTGCACCTGTTTGAGCAGCATTAGCTACGCTTAAAAATTTAGTTTCGTGGTTTTCACCAAGAGCACGTGTAGATTCTTGAGCTCTCATCGCCATTAATGTGTCGATTTGAGAACCATCTTCACGTAGGTCATCAGTAACTTTCCATGCATCACCAACATAGTCAGTAATAGAAAGAGTGATAGTACCTGTGTCGATAGGTGAGAATACTAAAGGTGTATCTTCAGCAGCATCTTGAATTGTTACTGAACCAACTGTCTTGATGTTTAAAGTTGTACCTGAACCGAAGTCAGAAACGTCTCTATACATACCTTCTGGTAACAGATAGTCATGTAAGTTTTCAAGGATGAACTGAGAATACTGTTGCGATTCAATGAACGCATTTGTATTTACTGTTGTTTGAGCCATTATAAGCCCTCCTTAAATTAAGATTGTTGTTTAACTTTCTCGCCTGCGGCTCTCCATGCATTAACTAAGTCACTAGTTTTAGCACCTTTAGGAACCCTTGCAGATAACTCTTGTGGAGGTTTATTCTGCGCTAAAGCTTCTGTATTTACAGAACTAGAAGTTTTGGATACATTAGTTTTAACATTAGGTTCTAAATCAGCTAACCTTAGTACTAAGTTAGGAGATGTAGCTGCGAGCTCATTTAGTTTCTGTGGAGTAAGATTCAAATCTTTAGCTAAACTATTGTAAACAGTTTCTGCATTGGATCCATATTTCTCAGAAAACTTAGAAGCTACCTGAGAAGCATTTGCTTGAGCAGTTTTTTTCTGTTCATTTTGTTTAAGAGTTTGATTAACTAACTCCATAATATTATCTTGGTTCAATCCAACCTCCTGAGTGGTTTTCTCTACAGGTTGTACTCCAGACTTTATTTCATCAAGAAGTTCTTGTGTAGTTTTACGTTTAGCTAGTTCCTCTTTCAATTGAGCCATCTCTTCCTCTAGGGTTTTGATATGCTGTTGAGCATGAGGTACAGATCTTAATGCTTCTTCTGCACTAGAATACTTCTTACCTTCACCTACCAAATCTTGAGCTTCTGTCGGAATCTCAAATGGTTTAGTTTGGGTATCTTGTTGTTGAGCCTCTTGGGTAGTTGGTTCAACGGTTTCTTGTGTTACTTGTTCTTCTGCCATTACTTTTCTCCTTGGTCAGGAATAAGATTATATAATTTTGAGAAGGCTTTTTGAAAGCCTAGTTGATAAGCATGGTATTCAGACCATGATGGTTTATCAAACGTAGACTCATCTATTGCCTTTCTTTGTGATAAACTTATTTGTTCTTGACAATAAGTTCTTATTATCTTAAAGGCTTCAGCCTTTGATAAGGCTTTGCCTTTTTCATC